CCAGGTCGGCCGCCGAGTTGCGGGCGCCGGCCTTGACCGGCCAAACCGGCCAGGCGGTGGTGCCGGTAGCGGTGATAGTTGGGCTCACGGTCAGCGTGGTCGCCTCGGCGGTGGTCGTGGTCGTGACATCGGCCGGGGCCTTCACCGTCAGAAGCTGGGTCGAGGAATTGACCCCCTTCAAGGTGGGGTCGACCTCGATCAGCTCGAGGGCCAGCAGCTCGTTCGCCCCGTCGTCGGCCTGGCGGGCGTCCACCACGTCATAGGCGAAGCTGAATTCCTTGACACGCCGGGCCTTGAGCAGGTCGTAGACGTGGCGGGCGAAGGGCTTCTCGACATCGAGCTGCGCTCGGACCCAGAGGCCCTCGGGGCGTTCCTCGGCCGCCAGCACGAACCCGATGTGGGCTTCGGGGTCGTCCCAGCGATGCGACCAGATGACCGGGATCGGATCTTGGGACGCCTGCCAGCGGTCCAGGCTCGCCTTGAAGGCGCCGGGAACAACCCGATCGCCCACTGCATCCACGTTCCCGAACACCGAGACGACGGCCTCCAGGATTCCGGCTGCTGGATTGAGGGCCTTGAAGTCGGCGAGCGGGACGGCCTTGTGCTGGCTCATGGCTTGTAGCTCCAGACAGGAGATTCGATCGGCGGCCAGAACCCGCCGGGGAGCCGTCCTGGAAGCTCTGCGTTGGCGACAGGGCTCTATGCCTCGATCAGGGCGGTGGTTACGCTTGCGGTTCGCATCCGCTTCTTCGGGGAGGCACGACGATGGCTCAACCCCCCGCTCCGCCCCAGCCCAACGCCGCCCAGTCCACCATCATCGCAGTGGCGCTGATCGCCCTGGTCGGGGTGATGTTCTGGCGGGCCACCGGCAAGACCGCCGACAAGGACCTGTTCGCCACCGTCTGGGCTGGAACTGGCACCATCGTCGGTGTGGTGGCCGGCGCAGTGCCTTCGTTCTTCTTCCGCGCCCAGGCGACCGCCGAGAAGGCACGCGCCGACACCGAGCGCCACCGCGCCGCCCAAGTCAGCGACCAAGCCAAGCAGCTCGCCGTGATGGTCCCGCCCAACCACATCGCGGACGCCCAGAGGATACTGGGTGACCCAGGCATGAAGTAGCGGCGCTGCTACTGGTCGAACGAGACGGCGCAGGTGCAGCCGGCCACCTCGTCGGCGGGCTGAATCGGGTCGCCGGGCCACTGAGCGCCGTTGGAGAACGCCTCGCCGACGGGAACGGTCTCGCCGGCCAGGCGGGCGTGGCTAGGCCGCGCTGAGGGCGAGGTCACCACCCAGACTTTGGCGCGGGCGCCGGCCTGCTTGGCCCCGTCCTCGGCTCCGAACGAGCTGGCGGTGGTCACCCGGTCGGCGGCGATGCGGGCCGCCCGGCTGCCCAGGGCGACCTCGAACACCCGGCGCACAGCGGCCGGCGGGTCCTCGTCGGCCACAGCCTCGGCGAGCTGGGCCTTGGTGGTGGCGTTGATCCGCTCGGCGCAGATCCGGCAGTTCTCGGCCAGCCAGGGCAGGAGCCGGTCGGGTCGACGTCAGCGCCGAAGCGGTCGGCAACGGCCGTTGCCGCCGCGGTGGCGGTTTGCTGCGCAAGGGCGAGCAGGTCGGCGCCCAGCTCCTTGTTCCAGCGGGTGTCGTCGAACAGCTCCTCAACCGTGGCCGTCGTGCGGGCCTTGCCGCCGAGCTTGCCGAACACGCTGTCACGCTGGCGGCGGAAGAACCCGGTGAGCACCTCCAGGTGCTTGTCGACCTGCCGGCCGGTGCGGGCCTTGGTGCCGAGGGCCTTGGGCGGCGGGGCCGAGTCCCGCGGGGACGCCTGGCCCCCGATGAGGACGTTGAGCGGGGTCACCAGGGCGTCGGCGTCGGGGTCGTCGAGGCGGGGTAGGTTCATCCGGGCCCGGGCCTCGTTGGCGGTCATCCACGGCCGCCCGGTGGAGCTGGACAGCGCCGCCGCCTGTTCCTCGAACCGGCCCTTGAGCTTCTCGGCCAGGTTGAACTCGACGTACACCCGCGGGTCGGGATCGAGATCCGGCAGGAGCTGCAACTCGATCTCGTCTTCCAGCGCCGTCAGCCACGGGCCCAGGCAGTCGCTATACAACATGGCGTGCTGCTCGGTGATGTTGGAGAACGTCGCGTTTTCCAGCAGCCCGACCATCGGCGGAGGCACGTGAAAGGCGCGGGCGACTTCTTCCTCGCTCAGGCGCCGGCTCTCGACGTACTGGCTGTCCCGGGCCGAGAAGCTGGCCTCGGTGAACTGCATGCCGTCTTCGAGGATCGGGGTGCCGCCGATCTCACTCCCGGCGCCCGAGTAGCGGGCGTTCCAACTGGCCCGGAAGCGGGCCCGGGCAGCGTCCGACCACTCGGGTGCGTCGGCCGGGCGGGAGATGACGCCGGAAATTCTTGCTCCCGACCGCCACAGCCCGGCCCGGTACTGGTCGGCGGCGTCGGCTTCGGCGAGGGTGCGGCGCAGCGACTCCAGCGGCGACAGCCCGACCCGGGGGTCCTCGGGGTTCGGCAGGCGGAAGTGGACCACCCGGTCGGCATCGAGGTCGGTGAAGCCGCGGTTGCCGGTGAACCGGTAGCCGGTGGCATAGAACGGGTTGTCCCCGGTCGGCACCGTCCGGCTGGCCGGCAGCCGGAACAGCGCCACCGGCCCCTCGGCTGGCTGCACCTTGGCCAGGTACGAGTTGCCAAAGGTCCCGAGGTCGGTAACCAGATCCTCGACCATCCGATACCGGGTGGTGGCCGGGTTCGGGCGGGCCAGCAGCCGGGCCAGCGGATGGTCGACAGGGGCTCCCGGTCGGTCTCGTCCAGCCGCCGATAGACCTTGAGGCCGAGCTGGGCGATGTTCCTGGCCAGGAACGAGACGATCAGGCGGACGCTCGGCTGGCAGCGGTACAGGGCCGCATAGTCCACCGACCGCTCGCCGTAGAAGGTAACGGCCGTTGGCGTCCAGGCCGGCGACCACGGCCGGTGGACCGCCTCCAGGCTGCCGGCCGACACCACGATGCTCATCAGGGCAACACCTGGATGGAGTCCACCGCGGCCCGGTCGATGACGACCTCACCGTCCACCTTCACCGGGTCGTGGCGGGGCTCCAGCAGCTCGGCGTCCCGCAGAAACAGCAGCGTGCCGCGACGCTCCACCAGCGCTCCTCGGAAGGCTTTGTCGGTCTTGAGGTTCACGACGACCCGGCGCACCTGGAGGCGCCGCCACTCGAACATCAGACGACCTCGACCTCACGGTCCTCGTAGGCCGACCGCGGCCGGTGGGCGTGGCGCAGCGCCCGGTCGAGCGCCATCACGGCGGCAATCGCCCCGTCGACCTTGTCGGTCGAGCGCTGGCGATCCAGCTTGATGTTGCCGGCCGGGTCAGTCTTGACGACCAGGTTGTCAGCCATCCACCGCATGATCGGATTGCCGCCGTGGATGTATTTCTGGTCGAGTACCAGCCGCTCGAACTCCTTGGTCGGCCCGCTCATCGAGCTGTAGCCCTGGCCGAAGGGGATCACCGTCAACCCGTTGTCCTGGAGTTCGTTGACAATCTGCGAGCTGCCCCAACGGTCGTCGGCCAGCTCCACTAGGTTGAAGGCGCGAGCGTCGCGGTCGAGCTGCTCCAGGATCGCCCGGTGGTCGATGACATTGCCCGGCGTCAACCGCAGCCAGCCCTGGCGGACCCATACGCTGGCCTGGCCGGCGGTGCGACGGTCCACATCCTGCAGGCGCTCCTCGGGCAGCCAGAACCTCCACAGCACCTGATGGCCGCCGTCCCCATCGGGGAAGTCCAGGGCGAGGGCGGTCAGGTCCTGGGTCGAGGCCAGGTCCAGTCCCCCGTAGCAGGTGCGGCCCTGGAGCTTGCTCTCGACCACCATGCCGGCGGTGGCGTCCCACGTCTCCAGCGATAGCCACCGGGTCGCCTGACTTGTCCAGCAGTTCAGATGTAGGCGCAGGAAGGCGTTGAGGCGGGCCGGCTGCTGACGGGCCTGGCGGGCCTCAGCCCGCAGGAACTCCCGCGACACCGACACGTCCAGGTTCGGCTGGGCCCGCTCCCAGGTCGCCTCGTCGTCCCAGGGGTCCTCGGGCTCGGCACCCCACCAGCGGAAGAAGAACGTGGGGTCCTGCAGGACCCCGGCCTGGAGCTTGCGGCCGTAGTCGAACAGCTCCCAGCAGATGCTCTCGCGGTCGTACCCGGCGGTGGTGATGGCGGGCGGTGG